TTACACACTTATACATTATGGTCACCGGGATGGCGGAAGATCTGCAGAGTCTGGTCGGTGGAACGGTGGTCCGGCGTAAGGTTTACGCCCGTTTTCTGGATGCGGTGAACTTCGTCAACGGAAACAGTGGCGCCGATCCGGAGCAGGAGGTGATCAGCCGCTGGCGCATTGAGCAGTGCAGCGAACTGAGCGCGGTGAGTGCCTCTTTTGTACTGTCCACGCCGACGGAAACGGACGGTGCTGTTTTTCCGGGACGTATCATGCTGGCCAACACCTGCACCTGGACCTATCGCGGTGATGAGTGCGGTTATCACGGTCCGGCAGTCGCGGATGAATATGACCAGCCAACGTCCGATATCACGAAGGATAAATGCAGCAAATGCCTGAGCGGTTGTAAGTTCCGCAATAACGTCGGCAACTTTGGCGGCTTCCTTTCCATTAACAAACTTTCGCAGTAAATCCCATGACACAGACAGAATCAGCGATTCTGGCGCACGCCCGGCGATGTGCGCCAGCGGAGTCGTGCGGCTTCGTGGTAAGCACGCCGGAGGGGGAAAGATATTTTCCCGGCGTGAATATTTCCGGTGAGCCGGAGGATTATTTCCGGATGGCTCCGGAGGACTGGCTGCAGGCAGAAATGCAGGGTGAGATTGTGGCGCTGGTCCACAGCCACCCCGGTGGTCTGCCCTGGCAGAGTGAGGCTGACCGGCGGCTGCAGGTGCAGAGTGATTTGCCGTGGTGGCTGGTCTGCCGGGGGGCGATTCATAAGTTCCGCTGTGTGCCGCATCTCACCGGGCGGCGCTTTGAGCACGGGGTGACGGACTGTTACACGCTGTTCCGGGATGCTTATCATCTGGCGGGGATTGAGATGCCGGATTTTCATCGCGGGGATGACTGGTGGCGTCACGGTCAGAATCTCTATCTGGATAATCTGGAGGCCACAGGGCTGTATCAGGTGCCGTTGTCAGCGGCGCAGCCGGGCGATGTGCTGCTGTGCTGTTTTGGTTCATCGGTGCCGAATCATGCCGCCATTTACTGTGGTGACGGTGAGCTGCTGCACCATATTCCTGAACAACTGAGCAAACGAGAGAGGTACACCGACAAATGGCAGCGACGCACACACTCCCTCTGGCGTCACCGGGCATGGCGCGCATCTGCCTTTACGGGGATTTACAACGATTTGGTCGCCGCATCGACCTTCGTGTGAAAACGGGGGCTGAAGCCATCCGGGCACTGGCCACACAGCTCCCGGCGTTTCGTCAGAAACTGAGCGACGGCTGGTATCAGGTACGGATTGCCGGGCGGGACGTCAGCACGTCCGGGTTAACGGCGCAGTTACATGAGACTCTGCCTGATGGCGCTGTGATTCATATTGTTCCCAGAGTCGCCGGGGCCAAGTCAGGTGGCGTATTCCAGATTGTCCTGGGGGCTGCCGCCATTGCCGGATCATTCTTTACCGCCGGAGCCACCCTTGCAGCATGGGGGGCAGCCATTGGGGCCGGTGGTATGACCGGCATCCTGTTTTCTCTCGGTGCCAGTATGGTCCTCGGTGGTGTGGCGCAGATGCTGGCACCGAAAGCCAGAACTCCCCGTACACAGACAACGGATAACGGTAAGCAGAACACCTATTTCTCCTCACTGGATAACATGGTTGCCCAGGGCAATGTTCTGCCTGTTCTGTACGGGGAAATGCGCGTGGGGTCACGCGTGGTTTCTCAGGAGATCAGCACGGCAGACGAAGGGGACGGTGGTCAGGTTGTGGTGATTGGTCGCTGATGCAAAATGTTTTATGTGAAACCGCCTGCGGGCGGTTTTGTCATTTATGGAGCGTGAGGAATGAGTAAAGGAAGCAGTAAGGGGCATACCCCGCGCGAAGCGAAGGACAACCTGAAGTCCACGCAGTTGCTGAGTGTGATCGATGCCATCAGCGAAGGGCCGGTTGAAGGTCCGGTGGATGGATTAAAAAGCGTGCTGCTGAACAGTACGCCGGTGCTGGACACTGAGGGGAATACCAACATCTCCGGTGTCACGGTGGTGTTCCGTGCCGGTGAGCAGGAGCAGACACCGCCGGAGGGGTTTGAATCCTCCGGCTCCGAGACGGTGTTGGGTACGGAAGTGAAATACGACACGCCGATCACCCGCGCCATCACGTCGGCAAACATCGACCGACTGCGCTTTACCTTCGGTGTGCAGGCACTGGTGGAAACCACCTCAAAGGGGGACCGGAATCCGTCGGAAGTTCGCCTGCTGGTTCAGATACAGCGTAATGGTGGCTGGGTGACGGAAAAAGATATCACCATTAAGGGCAAAACCACCTCGCAGTATCTGGCCTCGGTGGTGGTGGATAACCTGCCGCCGCGCCCGTTTAATATCCGGATGCGCAGAATGACGCCGGACAGCACCACAGACCAGCTGCAGAACAAAACGCTCTGGTCGTCATACACCGAAATCATCGATGTGAAACAGTGCTACCCGAACACGGCACTGGTCGGCGTGCAGGTGGATTCGGAGCAGTTCGGCAGCCAGCAGGTGAGCCGTAATTATCATCTTCGCGGGCGCATTCTGCAGGTGCCGTCGAATTATAACCCGCAGACGCGGCAATACAGCGGTATCTGGGACGGAACGTTTAAGCCAGCATACAGCAACAACATGGCCTGGTGTCTGTGGGATATGCTGACCCATCCGCGCTACGGCATGGGGAAACGTCTTGGTGCGGCGGATGTGGACAAATGGGCGCTGTATGTCATCGGCCAGTACTGCGACCAGTCAGTGCCGGACGGCTTTGGCGGCACGGAGCCGCGCATCACCTGTAATGCGTACCTGACCACACAGCGCAAGGCGTGGGACGTTCTCAGTGATTTCTGCTCGGCGATGCGCTGTATGCCGGTATGGAACGGGCAGACGCTGACGTTCGTGCAGGACCGACCGTCGGATAAGGCGTGGACCTATAACCGCAGTAATGTGGTGATGCCGGATGATGGCGCGCCGTTCCGCTACAGCTTCAGCGCCCTGAAAGACCGCCATAATGCCGTTGAGGTGAACTGGATTGACCCGAACAACGGCTGGGAGACGGCGACAGAGCTTGTTGAAGATACGCAGGCCATTGCCCGTTACGGTCGTAATGTTACGAAGATGGATGCCTTTGGCTGTACCAGCCGGGGGCAGGCACACCGCGCCGGGCTGTGGCTGATTAAAACGGAGCTGCTGGAGACGCAGACCGTGGATTTCAGCGTCGGCGCAGAAGGGCTTCGCCATGTACCGGGCGATGTTATTGAAATCTGCGATGATGACTATGCCGGTATCAGCACCGGTGGTCGTGTGCTGGCGGTGAACAGCCAGACCCGGACGCTGACGCTCGACCGTGAAATCACGCTGCCATCCTCCGGTACCACGCTGATAAGCCTGGTTGACGGAAGTGGCAATCCGGTCAGCGTGGAGGTTCAGTCCGTCAACGACGGCGTGAAGGTAAAAGTGAGCCGTGTTCCTGAGGGTGTTGCTGAATACAGCGTATGGGGGCTGAAGCTGCCGACGCTGCGCCAGCGCCTGTTCCGCTGCGTGAGTATCCGTGAGAACGACGACGGCACGTATGCCATCACCGCCGTGCAGCATGTGCCGGAAAAAGAGGCCATCGTGGATAACGGGGCGCACTTTGACGGCGAACAGAGTGGCACGGTGAATGGTGTCACGCCGCCAGCGGTGCAGCACCTGACCGCAGAAGTCACTGCAGACAGCGGGGAATATCAGGTGCTGGCGCGATGGGACACACCGAAGGTGGTGAAGGGCGTGAGCTTCCTGCTCCGTCTGACCGTAACAGCGGACGACGGCAGTGAGCGGCTGGTCAGCACGGCCCGGACGACGGAAACCACATACCGCTTCACGCAACTGGCGCTGGGGAACTACAGGCTGACAGTCCGGGCGGTAAATGCGTGGGGGCAGCAGGGCGATGCGGCGTCGGTATCGTTCCGGATTGCCGCACCGGCAGCACCGTCGAGGATTGAGCTGACGCCGGGCTATTTTCAGATAACCGCCACGCCGCATCTTGCCATTTATGACCCGACGGTACAGTTTGAGTTCTGGTTCTCGGAAAAGCGGATTACCGATATCAGGCAGGTTGAAACCACAGCCCGCTATCTTGGCACGGCGCTGTACTGGATAGCCGCCAGTATCAATATCAAACCGGGCCATGATTATTATTTTTACATCCGCAGTGTGAACACCGTTGGCAAATCGGCATTTGTGGAGGCTGTTGGCCAGCCGAGTGATGATGCATCCGGCTATCTGGATTTTTTCAAAGGAGAGATAGGGAAAAGCCATCTGGCTCAGGAGCTGTGGACGCAGATTGATAACGGTCAGCTTGCGCCTGACCTGGCTGAAATCAGGACGTCCATTACGGATGTCAGCAATGAAATCACGCAGACCGTCAATAAGAAACTGGAAGACCAGAGTGCGGCAATTCAGCAGATACAGAAGGTTCAGGTTGATACAAATAATAACCTGAACAGCATGTGGGCTGTGAAGCTGCAGCAGATGCAGGACGGACGCCTTTATATCGCGGGTATTGGTGCCGGTATTGAGAATACCCCTGACGGTATGCAGAGTCAGGTGCTGCTGGCGGCGGACAGGATTGCGATGATTAATCCTGCGAATGGCAACACAAAGCCGATGTTTGTTGGTCAGGGCGATCAGATATTTATGAATGAAGTGTTCCTGAAATATCTGACGGCTCCCACCATTACCAGCGGCGGTAATCCTCCGGCATTTTCCCTGACACCGGACGGGCGGCTGACGGCAAAAAATGCCGATATCAGCGGTAACGTGAATGCGAACTCCGGGACGCTCAACAACGTCACGATTAACGAGAACTGCCGGGTTCTGGGAAAACTGTCCGCGAACCAGATTGAAGGCGATCTCGTTAAAACAGTGGGCAAAGCTTTCCCCCGTGACTCCCGTGCACCGGAACGGTGGCCATCAGGGACCATTACCGTCAGGGTTTATGACGATCAGCCGTTTGACCGGCAGATTGTTATTCCAGCGGTGGCTTTCAGCGGTGCCAGACATGAACGGGAGAATAGCGATACTTATTCGTCATGCCGCCTGATAGTGAAGAAAAACGGGGCTGAAATTTATAACCGAACGGCTCTGGATAATACTCTGATTTACACGGGTGTTATTGATATGCCTGCAGGCAGTGGCGTAATGACACTGGAGTTTTCGGTATCAGCATGGTGGGTAAATGGCTGGTATCCCACAGCAAGTATCAGCGATTTGCTGGTTGTGGTGATGAAGAAAGCCACCGCAGGCATCAGTATCAGCTGAATTTTATAACCCCAATACGGGCGTCAGAAATGACGCCTTTTTTATTGCAGAAAAGCGAGAGGTAATTATGCGTAAATTATGTGCTGTTATTCTGTCCGCAGTAGTCTGGCTGGTTGCCGCTGGTACGCCAGCGAGCGCAGCAGAGCATCAGTCCACACTAAGCGCCGGGTATCTTCAGGCCCATACTGATATGCCAGGCAGTGATGACCTGAAGGGCATTAACGTGAAATACCGTTATGAATTTACGGACACGCTGGGGCTGGTGACGTCATTCAGTTATGCCAATGCCAAAGATGAGCAAAAAACGCATTACAGCGATACCCGCTGGCATGAAGATTCCGTGCGTAACCGCTGGTTCAGCATGATGGCGGGGCCATCTGTACGCGTGAATGAATGGTTCAGTGCTTATGCGATGGCAGGTGTGGCTTACAGCCGTGTTTCGACGTTCTCCGGGGATTATCTCCGCGTAACTGACAACAAGGGGAAAACGCACGATGTGCTGACCGGAAGTGATGACGATCGCCACAGCAACACGTCTCTGGCGTGGGGAGCTGGCGTGCAGTTTAACCCGACCGAATCCGTGGCCATTGATATTGCTTATGAAGGCTCCGGCAGTGGCGACTGGCGCACTGACGGTTTCATCGTGGGTGTCGGTTATAAGTTCTGATTAGCCAGGTAACACAGTGTTATGACAGCCCGCCGGTTCAGGCGGGCTTTTTTGTGGAGTGGATATGGCAGCAGTAAAAATCTCAGGTGTGCTGAAAGATGGTGCGGGAAAACCAATACAGAACTGCACTATTCAACTGAAGGCAAAGCGTAACAGCACCACGGTACTGGTGAACACGGTGGCCTCTGAAAATCCGGATGAAGCCGGGCGTTACAGCATGGATGTTGAGTATGGTCAGTACAGCGTCACCCTGCTGGTTGAAGGTTTTCCGCCTTCACATGCCGGGACCATTACCGTCTATGAAGGTTCCAGACCAGGTACGCTGAATGATTTTCTCGGTGCCATGACGGAAGATGATGTCATGCCGGAGGCATTGCGTCGTTTTGAGGAAATGGTGGAAGAAGCGGCACGCAACGCTGAAGCCGCCTCTCAGAGCGCAGCGGCGGCAAAGAAATCCGAAACTGCAGCGGCATCATCGAAGAACGCGGCGAAAACCTCAGAAACGAATGCAGCTAACAGCGCACAGGCGGCAGCGGCCTCGCAGACTGCATCGGCAAACTCCGCAACAGCAGCTAAAAAATCAGAAACCAACGCGAAAAATAGCGAGACAGCCGCAAAGACGAGCGAAACCAACGCAAAGTCCAGCCAGACGGCAGCGAAGACCAGCGAAACGAATGCCAAAGCCAGTGAAACTGCGGCAAAAAACAGCCAGGTTGCAGCAGCCCAAAGCGAGAGCGCGGCAGCCGGTTCTGCGACTTCAGCAGCTGGATCAGCAACTGCTACGGCTAACAGCCAGAAAGCTGCGAAGACGAGTGAAACTAACGCAAAGTCCAGCCAGACGGCAGCGAAGACCAGCGAAACGAATGCCAAAGCCAGTGAAACTGCGGCGAAAAGCAGTCAGGATGCAGCGGCTCAAAGCGAGAGTGCCGCAGCCAGTTCTGCAAGCGCGGCGGCTGCTTCTGCCACTGCATCAGCCAACAGTCAAAAAGCAGCAAAAACCAGTGAAACCAATGCAAAGGCGAGCGAGACTGCGGCGGCTAACTCGGCGAAAGCATCCGCAGCAAGCCAGACGGCTGCAAAAGCAAGTGAAGACGCAGCCAGAGAGTATGCAAGCCAGGCTGCGGAGCCGTATAAACAAGTTTTGCAGCCGCTTCCCGATGTGTGGATACCATTTAACGATTCGCTGGATATGATTACGGGCTTTTCGCCGTCATATAAAAAGATTGTTATTGGTGATGATGAAATAACGATGCCTGGCGATAAGGTTGTAAAGTTTAAACGCGCATCAAAAGCAACTTACATTAATAAATCTGGTGTGCTGACAGAGGCTGCCATTGACGAGCCACGGTTTGAACGTGATGGCCTGCTTATTGAGGGGCAAAGAACTAATCTTCTGCTTAATTCAACAAATCCATCTAAATGGAATAAGTCAGGCAATCTGGAACTCACAGAAATATCCACGGATTCATTTAATTTTACTTATGGGAGATTTACTGTAAAAGATACTCTTATTGATCAGACAAGTGCGATTAATATCGCAACGGTTTCTGGCAGTAAAGGATTTGATGTCACAGGTGATGAAAAATATGTGACCATTTCATGCCGTGTCAGAAGTGATGTTGAAAATATAAGGTGTCGTTTAAGATTTGAACATCATGATGGTTCTACTTACACTTTTTTGGGAGATGCTTACCTCAATTTATCAACACTTGTAATTGATAAGACTGGTGGTGCAGCAAATCGTATTATTGCAAAAGCTGTAAAAGATGAGGCTACTGGTTGGATTTTCTATCAGGCTACAATTAATGCACTAGATACAGAGAGCATGATTGGTGCGATGGTTCAATATGCTCCAGTAAAAGGTTCAGGCACAGCATCTGGAGACTATCTGGATATCGCAACTCCACAAGTGGAAGGTGGATCAAGTGCTTCGTCATTTATTGTAACTGATATAACTGCAAGCACTCGCGCAAGCGATATGGTGACAGTCCCAATCAAGAATAACCTTTATAATCTTCCTTTTACGGTTCTTTGTGAGGTACATAAGAACTGGTATAAAACGCCAAATGCAGCACCGCGTGTTTTTGATACCGGCGGTCATCAAACCGGAGCGGCTATTATTCTTGGCTTCGGTCGTTCAACAGATTACGACGGATTTCCTTATTGTGATATAGGTTTGGCTAACAGACGGGTAAACGAAAACGCATCGCTTGAAAAAATGGTTATGGGGATGCGTGTAAAGTCAGATCAGTCTACGTGCTCAGTAAGTAACGGGCGTATATCCAGCGAAACAAAAACCACATGGTCTTATATTCAGAACACCGCAATTATCCGTATTGGAGGCCAGACTACAGCCGGGTTACGTCATTTGTTTGGACACATCAGGAATTTCAGAATATGGCATAAAGAATTAACTGATGCGCAAATGGGGGAGAGTATTAAATGAAAGATTTAACACTCAAATTTGCAGACAGGGCCGACTTTTCGGCCTTTATGGAGAGTGCTGGCTATTATGATGACGAGTCGATGCAGGATGATATTCTTATTGACGTGATAGGTAACGTGTACAAAGAAACCGGAGAACTTACTGAAGATGGCGAGCCGGTATGTGTTAAGGAAGACGGATATTTTGTAAACGTGCGCATCATTAATGATGTGAAAACACCGTCAATATTCGATGAATACGTGGTTGCTGTTGAGCATCAACTTCGTGGCTGGATGTGAGGAAGAATAATGGCTACATCGACAGTAATTCCTGATGACATCAAAACGCTAAAATCCGATGTTAGCAAATTAAAAAACGATCAAGGAAGCTACGTAACAAAATCATATGTAGACAGCAAAAATGAAACCGTTAATGACTGGTCTGCTGCATGGTATCAGCAGGTACTGCCAACTAGCGGAGCTATATTTGGGCGAAAACTTCGCTCAACTCACAGGACGGCAGGTGTTGAGGATGCGTATTGCGAACTATACCTTAAAAAATGGATAGACAGCCCAGGGAACGCAATGGCGCGCCTTAACCTGAACGATAACGGTGAAAATATTTGCTGGGATTTTACCAACCTTTACGGCGGAACAATGATCTTCCCTGGTACTTCAGGCTATCTGAAAATGGGGAACTGTCTCATGTCGTATAGTGTGCGGGGAAGTAACGCGCTTATTAAGTTTGATTACACCGACACATTACAGATCAAATATGCTAATCATGGGTCAACCATGACATTAACCACACAGGGATCCGCTCACGCTGGCGTAACAACTAGACTATGGGGTAATTCTAGCCGTCCGGTTGTTTATGAAGTTGGCGTAGATGAGGCTCTGTATATGTTCTACGCACAGAAAACTACCAGCAATACCTACGAATTAACGGTTAACGGCGCGTGCAATGCAAGTGCATTTAATCAAGGCTCTGACCGGGATCTGAAAGACAATATTCAGGTGATCGATAATGCAACCGACCGCATTCGTAAAATGAACGGCTATACATACACGCTTAAAGAAAACGGTATGCCTTACGCTGGTGTTATTGCACAAGAAACCCTGGAAGCCATCCCCGAAGCCGTAGGGTCTATGATGAAATATCCAGACGGCGGGAGTGGATTAGATGGAGAAGAAGGTGAACGGTATTACACAGTAGATTATTCTGGTGTTACTGGCTTGCTTGTTCAGGTAGCCAGAGAGTCGGACGACAGAATAACAGCACTGGAAGAAGAAAACGCAGAATTAAGACAAAGATTATCTGCAATTGAGGCGGCGCTTGCGTCTAAATAATATTAAGGGGCCGAGCGCCCCGTTTTATTGGGTAGGATGAAAATGGATATAACACCTTTCCTTCATGCACTTTGTGCTGTGGCTGCGCAGCTACTGATTGGTCTTTTTACCGGGAACTGGGCTTACGGTGCGATAGCCGGTTGTACGTTCTTCATCGCTCGTGAACATACCCAGGCAGAATATCGCTGGATTGAAATGTTCGGGCATGGCAAGCGTATGAATATGCCGTGGTGGGGCGGTTTTGATCCTCGCGCGTGGGATGTAGCAAGCCTGATGGATTTTGCTGTGCCGGTGGTGGCGTGTTTACTTGTATTTATATTTTTTGAATAAAATTAAGACCCCATCTATAACTGATGGGGTCTATTCTATTTTCTGCTATTAGTTATTTTTTACATCGGAAGAATTTCCAAACGCCTCCTCAAGAATAGATTCAATTTTACTCATTAGGTGCGATGGTATTTTTCTGTTATCTAATTTTAATGTTGTGAAATTTTTCCCATATTTCGCCACAACACCGTCTCCATATTTCTTTTCCCTTTTCTCTCCATGTGAATTGTTTTTCTCAACAATAATGAAATCATGAAGAGCCTGTATTATTCTTTGCGCATCTAAACTTTCACCTGATTTTTTCATCCTCAGCAACTGAGATGCAGCATTTTTCATGGCTGCTTCCTGTCCCTGATATGCTTTAAAAAGAGCGTCTCCTGCTCTGGCTGATAACTCACCAGGATGGTTAAATATTGCCAATATATCTTTAGGTAAACCGGCTGTATTAATACATCGGCTGATAATATTTCTATCCACGCCTTCGGCTTCAGCTAAAGATTTTACGTTACCGTCAAATTCATGGAGCCTTCGCAGGTATCTTTTCCCCCTTTCATAGGCGCTGATAGGTCTATAGTCGTTGCCTATCTGCGATAACCATTGCATTTGTTCATCATCTAAATCGCCAATAAGAACACGATAATCGCATCCAGTTATAATGGCTGCTTTACGTCTTCGAGAACCATCAGCTACTTCAACAATACCTGACACTTTTCTTGCGAAAGCCGGATTTTGTTGCCCAGAAGTTAGAAAAGATGGAATTAAATCAGCTAGAGAAGATTCATTTAATAAATCTTGATCACGCTCATTACCTAGCCATACCATTGTTGCCATTTCTACTTTATCTGCGGGGATCGTCTCTAACTTAAAGTTAACATTACGTCCGCATACTGGCAAAGTTATGCTATTACCGGTTAATGAACTCAGTTGACGTTTTAAATCACCAACCATAGGTGATACCGGCTGATGTTCAGGTGCATGATGATTATTACTCATAATGCGATTAATATCCGGAGCATTTTTTAGAAGAGAGCGTTGTTTCATTCTTCGTTCTCCCAGCGAGGTTTTATTAGATCATCAAAAATTTCTCGACAAACAGGGTCCCATATAGAGACGGCATTTCTCCATGCATTAAGTGTTGAACGCTGGTTTGCCGCTTGTTCAAATACTGTTCGCATTTTTATCTGACCTTTACCTACTTCATCGGTAACGCGTACAACCTGACGTAATACCATTGATCCCCATGTATTTCTTATTTGCTCTTCCATCCATCGTGATTGATTTCCTGTAGTGAGACTATATTTAGTCAGAAGCAAGCGAACGGTCGGCTCAAATCCGCCTAGGTCAACGCTTTCTAGGAGATCGAGAAGCATTGTGAAAAACTGTAGAACAGAGGCGTAATCAAATAATTCTGCAGGGGTAGCAACAACGATAACGTCAGCTGCGCAAACAACGTTAATGGTTCCTGTACCGAGGTTTGGAGCACTATCTATAACGATAACATCGTAGTTATCCCAAACTGATTCTATAGCTGCGCGTAGCATCAGGTGAGGAGGGTGAGGCAATTTACCCTGAGCATGATATTGCATGAGATCTGTTTCTATACGGTGTAAAGCTAGGCAGCTAGGAATAATGTCCAGTCCAGGCCAGCATGTTGGTTTTATAGCATATTCAGCGTTATCGCGTTCGCCCAAGTAAAATGGCAGTAAAGTATCCTCGGCATGTATATGTAAATCAGGTACATAACCGTGATACATGGAGGCTGTTCCCTGAGGATCGTTACCTTCAACTAAAAGAACACGATGACCTTGTAATGCTAGCCATTGTGCCTGATGTACTGCAGACGATGTTTTATAAACTCCGCCTTTGTGTGACATAACAGCAAGCACAACTGGGTTTTTATCTTGTGGCCGTTGGTTTGGGTTGCCAAAAACAGCTCGCATACTATTGATTTGATCTATGGTATAACCGGCACGACGTTCAACTCTTCCTCTCATTTCAAAGTCAGGTGCAGGTAAACGCCCGTTCTTCTCAGCATCTCTTATTGCTTGAGGAGTTACACCAATTAAATCTGCTACTTCAGTTATCCCCCATCTACGCGTGATACGCCGAGCTTCAGGACTATCATCACCGAATTGAGCTATAGCAATTGCTTGGGTCATTTCTTGACCGCGCGTAACACAATCTTGTAATAACTTTTTCAAAGACATACTGTCATCTCCAGCTTATAACTTTGCTTAATAATTATTGCTTTGCATATTTCTAGCAAATTGACATAGAAAAAGCAAAGTAAAACAAAAAAGGCAAAGACGAAGATTTGAACAAAATCATCTTTTGTTTTATCCCTTAAATGCAAAAAAAAACAACGGCAAGATCATAACAAATTGATAATAAAGGATTTTTTAAAAGAAAGGAAATCGTATAAAACTAGTGAAACATGATGAAAATCATCAATGAGATACGTTTCCTCTATTTATTCTCCTAATCCTCACCAACAAAAGAACACAATCAAAGATCGTAAAACAACAATAATAATTCACACAAAATAAAGAACACAAATACAGAAAACAACAACACAATAAAAACAAGAGAACACAAGCTATAAATATTACACCAATAGAGAACACTAATCAAGAACATATCAGCACATAATTTCCCATTATACGCGCGTATAATGGGAAATTATGTGCTGATATGTTCTTGATTAGTGTTCTCTATTGGTGTAATATTTATAGCTTGTGTTCTCTTGTTTTTATTGTGTTGTTGTTTTCTGTATTTGTGTTCTTTATTTTGTGTGAATTATTATTGTTGTTTTACGATCTTTGATTGTGTTCTTTTGTTGGTGAGGATTAGGAGAATAAATAGAGGAAACGTATCTCATTGATGATTTTCATCATGTTTCACTAGTTTTATACGATTTCCTTTCTTTTAAAAAATCCTTTATTATCAATTTGTTATGATCTTGCCGTTGTTTTTTTTTGCATTTAAGGGATAAAACAAAAGATGATTTTGTTCAAATCTTCGTCTTTGCCTTTTTTGTTTTACTTTGCTTTTTCTATGTCAATTTGCTAGAAATATGCAAAGCAATAATTATTAAGCAAAGTTATAAGCTGGAGATGACAGTATGTCTTTGAAAAAGTTATTACAAGATTGTGTTACGCGCGGTCAAGAAATGACCCAAGCAATTGCTATAGCTCAATTCGGTGATGATAGTCCTGAAGCTCGGCGTATCACGCGTAGATGGGGGATAACTGAAGTAGCAGATTTAATTGGTGTAACTCCTCAAGCAATAAGAGATGCTGAGAAGAACGGGCGTTTACCTGCACCTGACTTTGAAATGAGAGGAAGAGTTGAACGTCGTGCCGGTTATACCATAGATCAAATCAATAGTATGCGAGCTGTTTTTGGCAACCCAAACCAACGGCCACAAGATAAAAACCCAGTTGTGCTTGCTGTTATGTCACACAAAGGCGGAGTTTATAAAACATCGTCTGCAGTACATCAGGCACAATGGCTAGCATTACAAGGTCATCGTGTTCTTTTAGTTGAAGGTAACGATCCTCAGGGAACAGCCTCCATGTATCACGGTTATGTACCTGATTTACATATACATGCCGAGGATACTTTACTGCCATTTTACTTGGGCGAACGCGATAACGCTGAATATGCTATAAAACCAACATGCTGGCCTGGACTGGACATTATTCCTAGCTGCCTAGCTTTACACCGTATAGAAACAGATCTCATGCAATATCATGCTCAGGGTAAATTGCCTCACCCTCCTCACCTGATGCTACGCGCAGCTATAGAATCAGTTTGGGATAACTACGATGTTATCGTTATAGATAGTGCTCCAAACCTCGGTACAGGAACCATTAACGTTGTTTGCGCAGCTGACGTTATCGTTGTTGCTACCCCTGCAGAATTATTTGATTACGCCTCTGTTCTACAGTTTTTCACAATGCTTCTCGATCTCCTAGAAAGCGTTGACCTAGGCGGATTTGAGCCGACCGTTCGCTTGCTTCTGACTAAATATAGTCTCACTACAGGAAATCAATCACGATGGATGGAAGAGCAAATAAGAAATACATGGGGATCAATGGTATTACGTCAGGTTGTACGCGTTACCGATGAAGTAGGTAAAGGTCAGATAAAAATGCGAACAGTATTTGAACAAGCGGCAAACCAGCGTTCAACACTTAATGCATGGAGAAATGCCGTCTCTATATGGGACCCTGTTTGTCGAGAAATTTTTGATGATCTAATAAAACCTCGCTGGGAGAACGAAGAATGAAACAACGCTCTCTTCTAAAAAATGCTCCGGATATTAATCGCATTATGAGTAATAATCATCATGCACCTGAACATCAGCCGGTATCACCTATGGTTGGTGATTTAAAACGTCAACTGAGTTCATTAACCGGTAATAGCATAACTTTGCCAGTATGCGGACGTAATGTTAACTTTAAGTTAGAGACGATCCCCGCAGATAAAGTAGAAATGGCAACAATGGTATGGCTAGGTAATGAGCGTGATCAAGATTTATTAAATGAATCTTCTCTAGCTGATTTAATTCCATCTTTTCTAACTTCTGGGCAACAAAATCCGGCTTTCGCAAGAAAAGTGTCAGGTATTGTTGAAGTAGCTGATGGTTCTCGAAGACGTAAAGCAGCCATTATAACTGGATGCGATTATCGTGTTCTTATTGGCGATTTAGATGATGAACAAATGCAATGGTTATCGCAGATAGGCAACGACTATAGACCTATCAGCGCCTATGAAAGGGGGAAAAGATACCTGCGAAGGCTCCATGAATTTGACGGTAACGTAAAATCTTTAGCTGAAGCCGAAGGCGTGGATAGAAATATTATCAGCCGATGTATTAATACAGCCGGTTTACCTAAAGATATATTGGCAATATTTAACCATCCTGGTGAGTTATCAGCCAGAGCAGGAGACGCTCTTTTTAAAGCATATCAGGGACAGGAAGCAGCCATGAAAAATGCTGCATCTCAGTTGCTGAGGATGAAAAAATCAGGTGAAAGTTTAGATGCGCAAAGAATAATACAGGCTCTTCATGATTTCATTATTGTTGAGAAAAACAATTCACATGGAGAGAAAAGGGAAAAGAAATATGGAGACGGTGTTGTGGCGAAATATGGGAAAAATTTCACAACATTAAAATTAGATAACAGAAAAATACCATCGCACCTAATGAGTAAAATTGAATCTATTCTTGAGGAGGCGTTTGGAAATTCTTCCGATGTAAAAAATAACTAATAGCAGAAAATAGAATAGACCCCATCAGTTATAGATGGGGTCTTAATTTTATTCAAAAAATATAAATACAAGTAAACACGCCACCACCGGCACAGCAAAATCCATCAGGCTTGCTACATCCCACGCGCGAGGATCAAAACCGCCCCACCACGGCATATTCATACGCTTGCCATGCCCGAACATTTCAATCCAGCGATATTCTGCCTGGGTATGTTCACGAGCGATGAAGAACGTACAACCGGCTATCGCACCGTAAGCCCAGTTCCCGGTAAAAAGACCAATCAGTAGCTGCGCAGCCACAGCACAAAGTGCATGAAGGAAAGGTGTTATATCCATTTTCATCCTACCCAATAAAACGGGGCGCTCGGCCCCTTAATATTATTTAGACGCAAGCGCCGCCTCAATTGCAGATAATCTTTGTCTTAATTCTGCGTTTTCTTCTTCCAGTGCTGTTATTCTGTCGTCCGACTCTCTGGCTACCTGAACAAGCAAGCCAGTAACACCAGAATAATCTACTGTGTAATACCGTTCACCTTCTTCTCCATCTAATCCACTCCCGCCGTCTGGATATTTCATCATAGACCCTACGGCTTCGGGGATGGCTTCCAGGGTTTCTTGTGCAATAACACCAGCGTAAGGCATACCGTTTTCTTTAAGCGTGTATGTATAGCCGTTCATTTTACGAATGCGGTCGGTTGCATTATCGATCACCTGAATATTGTCTTTCAGATCCCGGTCAGAGCCTTGATTAAATGCACTTGCATTGCACGCGCCGTTAACCGTTAATTCGTAGGTATTGCTGGTAGTTTTCTGTGCGTAGAACATATACAGAGCCTCATCTACGCCAACTTCATAAACAACCGGACGGCTAGAATTACCCCATAGTCTAGTTGTTACGCCAGCGTGAGCGGATCCCTGTGTGGTTAATGTCATGGTTGACCCATGATTAGCATATTTGATCTGTAATGTGTCGGTGTAATCAAACTTAATAAGCGCGTTACTTCCCCGCACACTATACGACATGAGACAGTTCCCCATTTTCAGATAGCCTGAAGTACCAGGGAAGATCATTGTTCCGCCGTAAAGGTTGGTAAAATCCCAGCAAATATTTTCACCGTTATCGTTCAGGTTAAGGCGCGCCATTGCGTTCCCTGGGCTGTCTATCCATTTTTTAAGGTATAGTTCGCAATACGCATCCTCAACACCTGCCGTCCTGTGAGTTGAGCGAAGTTTTCGCCCAAATATAGCTCCGCTAGTTGGCAGTACCTGCTGATACCATGCAGCAGACCAGTCATTAACGGTTTCATTTTTGCTGTCTACATATGATTTTGTTACGTAGCTTCCTTGATCGTTTTTTAATTTGCTAACATCGGATTTTAGCGTTTTGATGTCATCAGGAATTACTGTCGATGTAGCCATTATTCTTCCTCACATCCAGCCACGAAGTTGATGCTCAACAGCAACCACGTATTCATCGAATATTGACGGTGTTTTCACATCATTAATGATGCGCACGTTTACAAAATATCCGTCTTCCTTAACACATACCGGCTCGCCATCTTCAGTAAGTTCTCCGGTTTCTTTGTACACGTTACCTATCACGTCAATAAGAATATCATCCTGCATCGACTCGTCATCATAATAGCCAGCACTCTCCATAAAGGCCGAAAAGTCGGCCCTGTCTGCAAATTTGAGTGTTAAATCTTTCATTTAATACTCTCCCCCATTTGCGCATCAGTTAATTCTTTATGCCATATTCTGAAATTCCTGATGTGTCCAAACAAATGACGTAACCCGGCTGTAGTCTGGCCTCCAATACGGATAATTGCGGTGTTCTGAATATAAGACCATGTGGTTTTTGTTTCGCTGGATATACGCCCGTTACTTACTGAGCACGTAGACTGATCTGACTTTACACGCATCCCCATAACCATTTTTTCAAGCGATGCGTTTTCGTTTACCCGTCTGTTAGCCAAACCTATATCACAATAAGGAAATCCGTCGTAATCTGTTGAACGACCGAAGCCAAGAATAATAGCCGCTCCGGTTTGATGACCGCCGGTATCAAAAACACGCGGTGCTGCATTTGGCGTTTTATACCAGTTCTTATGTACCTCACAAAGAACCGTAAAAGGAAGATTATAAAGGTTATTCTTGATTGGGACTGTCACCATATCGCTTGCGCGAGTGCTTGCAGTTATATCAGTTACAATAAATGACGAAGCACTTGATCCACCTTCCACTTGTGGAGTTGCGATATCCAGATAGTCTCCAGATGCTGTGCCTGAACCTTTTACTGGAGCATATTGAACCATCGCACCAATCATGCTCTCTGTATCTAGTGCATTAATTGTAGCCTGATAGAAAATCCAACCAGTAGCCTCATCTTTTACAGCTTTTGCAATAATACGATTTGCTGCACCACCAGTCTTATCAATTACAAGTGTTGATAAATTGAGGTAAGCATCTCCCAAAAAAGTGTAAGTAGAACCATCATGATGTTCAAATCTTAAACGACACCTTATATTTTCAACATCACTTCTGACACGGCATGAAATGGTCACATATTTTTCATCACCTGTGACATCAAATCCTTTACTGCCAGAAACCGTTGCGATATTAATCGCACTTGTCTGATCAATAAGAGTATCTTTTACAGTAAATCTCCCATAAGTAAAATTAAATGAATCCGTGGATATTTCTGTGAGTTCCAGATTGCCTGACTTATTCCATTTAGATGGATTTGTTGAATTAAGCAGAAGATTAGTTCTTTGCCCCTCAATAAGCAGGCCATCACGTTCAAACCGTGGCTCGTCAATGGCAGCCTCTGTCAGCACACCAGATTTATTAATGTAAGTTGCTTTTGATGCGCGTTTAAACTTTACAACCTTATCGCCAGGCATCGTTATTTCATCATCACCAATAACAATCTTTTTATATGACGGCGAAAAGCCCGTAATCATATCCAGCGAATCGTTAAATGGTATCCACACATCGGGAAGCGGCTGCAAAACTTGTTTATACGGCTCCGCAGCCTGGCTTGCATACTCTCTGGCTGCGTCTTCACTTGCTTTTGCAGCCGTCTGGCTTGCTGCGGATGCTTTCGCCGAGTTAGCCGCCGCAGTCTCGCTCGCCTTTGCATTGGTTTCACTGGTTTTTGCTGCTTTTTGACTGTTGGCTGATGCAGTGGCAGAAGCAGCCGCCGCGCTTGCAGAACTGGCTGCGGCACTCTCGCTTTGAGCCGCTGCATCCTGACTGCTTTTCGCCGCAGTTTCACTGGCTTTGGCATTCGTTTCGCTGGTCTTCGCTGCCGTCTGGCTGGACTTTGCGTTAGTTTCACTCGTCTTCGCAGCTTTCTGGCTGTTAGCCGTAGCAGTTGCTGATCCAGCTGCTGAAGTCGCAGAACCGGCTGCCGCGCTCTCGCTTTGGGCTGCTGCAACCTGGCTGTTTTTTGCCGCAGTTTCACTGGCTTTGGCATTCGTTTCGCTGGTCTTCGCTGCCGTCTGGCTGGACTTTGCGTTGGTTTCGCTCGTCTTTGCGGCTGTCTCGCTATTTTTCGCGTTGGTTTCTGATTTTTTAGCTGCTGTTGCGGAGTTTGCCGATGCAGTCTGCGAGGCCGCTGCCGCCTGTGCGCTGTTAGCTGCATTCGTTTCTGAGGTTTTCGCCGCGTTCTTCGATGATGCCGCTGCAGTTTCGGATTTCTTTGCCGCCGCTGCGCTCTGAGAGGCGGCTTCAGCGTTGCGTGCCGCTTCTTCCACCATTTCCTCAAAACGACGCAATGCCTCCGGCATGACATCATCTTCCGTCATGGCACCGAGAAAATCATTCAGCGTACCTGGTCTGGAACCTTCATAGACGGTAATGGTCCCGGCATGTGAAGGCGGAAAACCTTCAACCAGCAGGGTGACGCTGTACTGACCATACTCAACATCCATGCTGTAACGCCCGGCTTCATCCGGATTTTCAGAGGCCACCGTGTTCACCAGTACCGTGGTGCTGTTACGCTTTGCCTTCAGTTGAATAGTGCAGTTCTGTATTGGTTTTCCCGCACCATCTTTCAGCACACCTGAGATTTTTACTGCTGCCATATCCACTCCACAAAAAAGCCCGCCTGAACCGGCGGGCTGTCATAACACTGTGTTACCTGGCTAATCAGAACTTATAACCGACACCCACGATGAAACCGTCAGTGCGCCAGTCGCCACTGCCGGAGCCTTCATAAGCAATATCAATGGCCACGGATTCGGTCGGGTTAAACTGCACGCCAGCTCCCCACGCCAGAGACGTGTTGCTGTGGCGATCGTCATCACTTCCGGTCAGCACATCGTGCGTTTTCCCCTTGTTGTCAGTTACGCGGAGATAATCCCCGGAGAACGTCGAAACACGGCTGTAAGCCACACCTGCCATCGCATAAGCACTGAACCATTCATTCACGCGTACAGATGGCCCCGCCATCATGCTGAACCAGCGGTTACGCACGGAATCTTCATGCCAGCGGGTATCGCTGTAATGCGTTTTTTGCTCATCTTTGGCATTGGCATAACTGAATGACGTCACCAGCCCCAGCGTGTCCGTAAATTCATAACGGTATTTCACGTTAATGCCCTTCAGGTCATCACTGCCTGGCATATCAGTATGGGCCTGAAGATACCCGGCGCTTAGTGTGGACTGATGCTCTGCTGCGCTCGCTGGCGTACCAGCGGCAACCAGCCAGACTACTGCGGACAGAATAACAGCACATAATTTACGCATAATTACCTCTCGCTTTTCTGCAATAAAAAAGGCGTCATTTCTGACGCCCGTATTGGGGTTATAAAATTCAGCTGATACTGATGCCTGCGGTGGCTTTCTTCATCACCACAACCAGCAAATCGCTGATACTTGCTGTGGGATACCAGCCATTTACCCACCATGCTGATACCGAAAACTCCAGTGTCATTACGCCACTGCCTGCAGGCATATCAATAACACCCGTGTAAATCAGAGTATTATCCAGAGCCGTTCGGTTATAAATTTCAGCCCCGTTTTTCTTCACTATCAGGCGGCATGACGAATAAGTATCGCTATTCTCCCGTTCATGTCTGGCACCGCTGAAAGCCACCGCTGGAATAACAATCTGCCGGTCAAACGGCTGATCGTCATAAACCCTGACGGTAATGGTCCCTGATGGCCACCGTTCCGGTGCACGGGAGTCACGGGGGAAAGCTTTGCCCACTGTTTTAACGAGATCGCCTTCAATCTGGTTCGCGGACAGTTTTCCCAGAACCCGGCAGTTCTCGTTAATCGTGACGTTGTTGAGCGTCCCGGAGTTCGCATTCACGTTACCGCTGATATCGGCATTTTTTGCCGTCAGCCGCCCGTCCGGTGTCAGGGAAAATGCCGGAGGATTACCGCCGCTGGTAATGGTGGGAGCCGTCAGATATTTCAGGAACACTTCATTCATAAATATCTGATCGCCCTGACCAACAAACATCGGCTTTGTGTTGCCATTCGCAGGATTAATCATCGCAATCCTGTCCGCCGCCAGCAGCACCTGACTCTGCATACCGTCAGGGGTATTCTCAATACCGGCACCAATACCCGCGATATAAAGGCGTCCGTCCTGCATCTGCTGCAGCTTCACAGCCCACATGCTGTTCAGGTTATTATTTGTATCAACCTGAACCTTCTGTATCTGCTGAATTGCCGCACTCTGGTCTTCCAGTTTCTTATTGACGGTCTGCGTGATTTCATTGCTGACATCCGTAATGGACGTCCTGATTTCAGCCAGGTCAGGCGCAAGCTGACCGTTATCAATCTGCGTCCACAGCTCCTGAGCCAGATGGCTTTTCCCTATCTCTCCTTTGAAAAAATCCAGATAGCCGGATGCATCATCACTCGGCTGGCCAACAGCCTCCACAAATGCCGATTTGCCAACGGTGTTCACACTGCGGATGTAAAAATAATAATCATGGCCCGGTTTGATATTGATACTGGCGGCTATCCAGTACAGCGCCGTGCCAAGATAGCGGGCTGTGGTTTCAACCTGCCTGATATCGGTAATCCGCTTTTCCGAGAACCAGAACTCAAACTGTACCGTCGGGTCATAAATGGCAAGATGCGGCGTGGCGGTTATCTGAAAATAGCCCGGCGTCAGCTCAATCCTCGACGGTGCTGCCGGTGCGGCAATCCGGAACGATACCGACGCCGCATCGCCCTGCTGCCCCCACGCATTTACCGCCCGGACTGTCAGCCTGTAGTTCCCCAGCGCCAGTTGCGTGAAGCGGTATGTGGTTTCCGTCGTCCGGGCCGTGCTGACCAGCCGCTCACTGCCGTCGTCCGCTGTTACGGTCAGACGGAGCAGGAAGCTCACGCCCTTCACCACCTTCGGTGTGTCCCATCGCGCCAGCACCTGATATTCCCCGCTGTCTGCAGTGACTTCTGCGGTCAGGTGCTGCACCGCTGGCGGCGTGACACCATTCACCGTGCCACTCTGTTCGCCGTCAAAGTGCGCCCCGTTATCCACGATGGCCTCTTTTTCCGGCACATGCTGCACGGCGGTGATGGCATACGTGCCGTCGTCGTTCTCACGGATACTCACGCAGCGGAACAGGCGCTGGCGCAGCGTCGGCAGCTTCAGCCCCCATACGCTGTATTCAGCAACACCCTCAGGAACACGGCTCACTTTTACCTTCACGCCGTCGTTGACGGACTGAACCTCCACGCTGACCGGATTGCCACTTCCGTCAACCAGGCTTATCAGCGTGGTACCGGAGGATGGCAGCGTGATTTCACGGTCGAGCGTCAGCGTCCGGGTCTGGCTGTTCACCGCCAGCACACGACCACCGGTGCTGATACCGGCATAGTCATCATCGCAGATTTCAATAACATCGCCCGGTACATGGCGAAGCCCTTCTGCGCCGACGCTGAAATCCACGGTCTGCGTCTCCAGCAGCTCCGTTTTAATCAGCCACAGCCCGGCGCGGTGTGCCTGCCCCCGGCTGGTACAGCCAAAGGCATCCATCTTCGTAACATTACGACCGTAACGGGCAATGGCCTGCGTATCTTCAACAAGCTCTGTCGCCGTCTCCCAGCCGTTGTTCGGGTCAATCCAGTTCACCTCAACGGCATTATGGCGGTCTTTCAGGGCGCTGAAGCTGTAGCGGAACGGCGCGCCATCATCCGGCATCACCACATTACTGCGGTTATAGGTCCACGCCTTATCCGACGGTCGGTCCTGCACGAACGTCAGCGTCTGCCCGTTCCATACCGGCATACAGCGCATCGCCGAGCAGAAATCACTGAGAACGTCCCACGCCTTGCGCTGTGTGGTCAGGTACGCATTACAGGTGATGCGCGGCTCCGTGCCGCCAAAGCCGTCCGGCACTGACTGGTCGCAGTACTGGCCGATGACATACAGCGCCCATTTGTCCACATCCGCCGCACCAAGACGTTTCCCCATGCCGTAGCGCGGATGGGTCAGCATATCCCACAGACACCAGGCCATGTTGTTGCTGTATGCTGGCTTAAACGTTCCGTCCCAGATACCGCTGTATTGCCGCGTCTGCGGGTTATAATTCGACGGCACCTGCAGAATGCGCCCGCGAAGATGATAATTACGGCTCACCTGCTGGCTGCCGAACTGCTCCGAATCCACCTGCACGCCGACCAGTGCCGTGTTCGGGTAGCACTGTTTCACATCGATGATTTCGGTGTATGACGACCAGAGCGTTTTGTTCTGCAGCTGGTCTGTGGTGCTGTCCGGCGTCATTCTGCGCATCCGGATATTAAACGGGCGCGGCGGCAGGTTATCCACCACCACCGAGGCCAGATACTGCGAGGTGGTTTTGCCCTTAATGGTGATATCTTTTTCCGTCACCCAGCCACCATTACGCTGTATCTGAACCAGCAGGCGAACTTCCGACGGATTCCGGTCCCCCTTTGAGGTGGTTTCCACCAGTGCCTGCACACCGAAGGTAAAGCGCAGTCGGTCGATGTTTGCCGACGTGATGGCGCGGGTGATCGGCGTGTCGTATTTCACTTCCGTACCCAACACCGTCTCGGAGCCGGAGGATTCAAACCCCTCCGGCGGTGTCTGCTCCTGCTCACCGGCACGGAACACCACCGTGACACCGGAGATGTTGGTATTCCCCTCAGTGTCCAGCACCGGCGTACTGTTCAGCAGCACGCTTTTTAATCCATCCACCGGACCTTCAACCGGCCCTTCGCTGATGGCATCGATCACACTCAGCAACTGCGTGGACTTCAGGTTGTCCTTCGCTTCGCGCGGGGTATGCCCCTTACTGCTTCCTTTACTCATTCCTCACGCTCCATAAATGACAAAACCGCCCGCAGGCGGTTTCACATAAAACATTTTGCATCAGCGACCAATCACCACAACCTGACCACCGTCCCCTTCGTCTGCCGTGCTGATCTCCTGAGAAACCACGCGTGACCCCACGCGCATTTCCCCGTACAGAACAGGCAGAACATTGCCCTGGGCAACCATGTTATCCAGTGAGGAGAAATAGGTGTTCTGCTTACCGTTATCCGTTGTCTGTGTACGGGGAGTTCTGGCTTTCGGTGCCAGCATCTGCGCCACACCACCGAGGACCATACTGGCACCGAGAGAAAACAGGATGCCGGTCATACCACCGGCCCCAATGGCTGCCCCCCATGCTGCAAGGGTGGCTCCGGCGGTAAAGAATGATCCGGCAATGGCGGCAGCCCCCAGGACAATCTGGAATACGCCACCTGACTTGGCCCCGGCGACTCTGGGAACAATATGAATCACAGCGCCATCAGGCAGAGTCTCATGTAACTGCGCCGTTAACCCGGACGTGCTGACGTCCCGCCCGGCAATCCGTACCTGATACCAGCCGTCGCTCAGTTTCTGACGAAACGCCGGGAGCTGTGTGGCCAGTGCCCGGATGGCTTCAGCCCCCGTTTTCACACGAAGGTCGATGCGGCGACCAAATCGTTGTAAATCCCCGTAAAGGCAGATGCGCGCCATGCCCGGTGACGCCAGAGGGAGTGTGTGCGTCGCTGCCATTTGTCGGTGTACCTCTCTCGTTTGCTCAGTTGTTCAGGAATATGGTGCAGCAGCTCACCGTCACCACAGTAAATGGCGGCATGATTCGGCACCGATGAACCAAAACAGCACAGCAGCACATCGCCCGGCTGCGCCGCTGACAACGGCACCTGATACAGCCCTGTGGCCTCCAGATTATCCAGATAGAGATTCTGACCGTGACGCCACCAGTCATCCCCGCGATGAAAATCCGGCATCTCAATCCCCGCCAGATGATAAGCATCCCGGAACAGCGTGTAACAGTCCGTCACCCCGTGCTCAAAGCGCCGCCCGGTGAGATGCGGCACACAGCGGAACTTATGAATCGCCCCCCGGCAGACCAGCCACCACGGCAAATCACTCTGCACCTGCAGCCGCCGGTCAGCCTCACTCTGCCAGGGCAGACCACCGGGGTGGCTGTGGACCAGCGCCACAATCTCACCCTGCATTTCTGCCTGCAGCCAGTCCTCCGGAGCCATCCGGAAATAATCCTCCGGCTCACCGGAAATATTCACGCCGGGAAAATATCTTTCCCCCTCCGGCGTGCTTACCACGAAGCCGCACGACTCCGCTGGCGCACATCGCCGGGCGTGCGCCAGAATCGCTGATTCTGTCTGTGTCATGGGATTTACTGCGAAAGTTTGTTAATGGAAAGGAAGCCGCCAAAGTTGCCGACGTTATTGCGGAACTTACAACCGCTCAGGCATTTGCTGCATTTATCCTTCGTGATATCGGACGTTGGCTGGTCATATTCATCCGCGACTGCCGGACCGTGATAACCGCACTCATCACCGCGATAGGTCCAGGTGCAGGTGTTGGCCAGCATGATACGTCCCGGAAAAACAGCACCGTCCGTTTCCGTCGGCGTGGACAGTACAAAAGAGGCACTCACCGCGCTCAGTTCGCTGCACTGCTCAATGCGCCAGCGGCTGATCACCTCCTGCTCCGGATCGGCGCCACTGTTTCCGTTGACGAAGTTCACCGCATCCAGAAAACGGGCGTAAACCTTACGCCGGACCACCGTTCCACCGACCAGACTCTGCAGATCTTCCGCCATCCCGGTGACCATACCGTACAGGTTAGAAA